GGTTGCTGTAAACCTTATCCGCTAAAGCTTTTGGGTTTCTTGCATAAGGTTCGGCATCCGCAACAGTTTTAAATCGAGAGGGCCAAACTTTTCTGATCCTATCGGGCGAGCTATAATAAAGACTCTCGCAAACGCGAGTAAATCCACCGCTCTCATGCGAGGCTTGACCCAACAGGTGCGCTGAGCGCTCCGTTGAGAGGCCAAAGTGCTTGGTAATAGCCCGTGCGGTATTGGGGCCAAAAGAGCCATCTGTAGACGCTCCTATGCGCTCCTGTAATTTTTGCATAGCTAAGGTCATATCAATTCTCCTGTGCGGGCTTCGTTCCAAATGTTCTAACATAGGTCAAATCTTCGCTGTAAGCCTCTGCCCATTTGTTTTCTGTGTAGGTTGCGAAGGTTATGAGCGCCTGATTGTCAGCCTCAAGCGTAAGAACAACCTCGTCCAGAATGGCTAATTGCTCAACCAAAACATCAATCTTATGAGCTTGCTCCGCGAAATACCAAGTGCCAGCAATAACTTGAGCAACCATTGCAGCGACCAGCGCCAAAGGTAGCTTTACATCTGCCATTTTTATTTCCTAAAAAACTTCGTCGCGGAGCGCACGGCGAAGCTACTCGCTACTATTACGCCCAAGGTATATTGATACCAGTCTGGCATAGCCTCTAATGCAGCGAAACCATCAGCAACAGCGCTACGCCCAAATTGTCCACAAAACGAAAGCACAAGTGGAATTGAAAAAAGCAAAACTAGATATTCGTCTTTCCATGAGTTTTGGGTTCCCTGCGCCATGATCCGTTCCCAATCAGCAACGCTTGTCTTTTCGCTGAGTAGTATCTTGGATTTGGTTTCTGCCTCAGTAAGCTTCAACTTGGCCTCGGCTGCGGTTTTATCCGCTTTACCCTGCAACCAGCTTCCAGCAAGGTTTGCGATTGGGCCTATAAATGCTTGTATCATTTTTCTGAAACCTTTTCTGAACCCTTCTCTGAACCTAGCCAGACTGCTATTGTTCCTGTCATTGCACCGCTAACTACTGAAATCATTGCGGATTGCTGCGTACTCAAATCATCAAGGCTCATACCCCAATTTATAACCTTGATATACATGATAGTCATAACTAGCATCATAATACGGGGCATAAGACGATATTGTAATATCTTTTCAAACGTGTTGGTCATTTCAAACCTCTATGTTTATATTGGTTCCCTGCGGCCTATCCGCTGTAGTCTTGCGCCCAAATCTATCATAACTTTGCTGCAAGTCCAATGTTTGCTTTGCAAGCGCCTCTAAGTGGCTGTGATTGGCCCTATGCTCTTTCTCTACCCTCTGCTCTGCAAAATGTGTTTCAATAGCCTGACGCGCTCTCGTTTGCTCATGAATGTGTGAGGCAATGTTAAAGGGCATAGAGCCAATTCCGCTCAAACCATCTGACATTAAATGCGCCCCTGCTTGGCTAAGATTATAACAATGGTTATTCCAAGCATAATAGAAACAATAATTACAACGCCACCATAGATAATAATGCGCTCAACAATCTTTGCCTTACGTTTCCTCTCTGCTTCTGCTTTGGCCTTACGATCCTTTCTTGCTTGAACCCTGATGGCTTGAAGCTCCCCCCAAGCAGAAAACCCTCTGGTTGCTATTACGATCTGGCGAAGTTCTTCCTCTGCATCTTTAGCCCTTTGCAAATTGACAAAGGTTTCCATAGCGTTTTCATCTGAACCAGAGAAAAGGCTATTTTTCTTTTTTTCATGCGCCGCCCGCAAATCATCCACACCATCGAAGAACTCTCCGATTTGCTTAGTTACGTTTACGATTTCCTTGCCCGCTGCCACCGCAGATTTTACGGCGGCGAGGGCGGTAAATGGATCAATCATGTATCGCGCCCCACAATTACATAACGCGGGCACTGAGCCTCTGGGATTATTCTTATGACTCTTGGGTAATGGTAATAAAACGAAGGCGGCGGGCATCCATAACGGCAAGCTTTATACATGATCCCAAAGGGATACATTCCAAAAGCAATCGAGGTTAGGGCGCAAATCATGCGCCTACCATATCACATTTTACTTGCGGGCTAAATTGTGAAGATCGCGCCGCATCTCTTTTTGATCGTCGCGCATCTCTTTTAACATCTCTTTGATGTCACTGTATCTTTCTTCAAGAACAGCAATCTTTTTTTGATTAGTAAATAAAAATCTAAGGAGCCAAACTAGGCCACCTGTAGCCGCTACACAAAGAGCAACAACTGGAGAAATTACTGCATCACTCAATTTCATAGTGCCTCCGTACAGCTAAAAGAAAAGCCATACTTGCTAACATGGTCGGCATCCCAACCCAAATCGTTATTATCCATTCTCATAACAGCCGTTGTATCAGATATTGAGGCGGTTGTAGAGGTACTAATTGCAACTTTTAATGATGGCTCTATTGTAGCAGTTCCACTTCCTGATCTATCTGCAACAATCATATGAAGCTGAGAAGATGCACCAGTTCCAAATTGGACATAATCTCCAGCTTTTAAGGTTCCATCTAGAGTAAGCGGAATAGTTGTATCACCGATTGCATGAGTGCCGCTTGTAATTGATACAGTTGTAGCTGTACCAATATTTGATTGCCCATCGGGATCACCCATCAAAAATGTATTAGCCCGCCCGCGCAGCTTCAAAAAGAAGGCTTGCCATGCACCCGCCTGAGAACGCTTCATAGGGGGCAACGTAACTGTCGCTTGCCAACATGCCATAGAATACTCATAGACCTGCTCATGACCGCTAAACGGGCTTCTGCTACCAGCTACAGACCGCTTAATTGACCAAGAAGATTGAGTAAATGCTGGAGAACTGGGCATAGTAATTAAAGCCATTATGCAAGCGCCTGTCTAAATGAGCCGCCGCGTCTACTGCTATCCGCGACCGCCGCCAGTGTATCCTGTTTTATGACTGGCAGCAACGAAAGCATTTCAGCGCGAACAGTTTGAGAAACTCCTGTTTCAACATTGATTGTTTGATTTACCGTTACCCCGCCGCCGCCAAGAGCATTTTGTGTATTCATATTGTTCATGATTTTACCCGCTCCAGAAGGAACAAATAACTCAGGCCCGCGCTCCCCAACTAGAGTAGGAGTGTTAGGCTGAATAGTTCCCCCACCCGCTGCGCCAAATAATTGACTAGATGGAAGCGGGCTAAATCCTGTTACCCCGCCAAAGATTGAGTTCATGATTTGATTTACAACGAAAAGCTCAATCGCCTTGGCAATAATAGTCTTTACCAAATCATTAAAAAGATTTTCAAAGGACTTTGCGAAATTGCCGCCCATTGCCAAAGTCTCTACAAAACTTGAGCTAACAGATGCGGAGAAACTTGATAAAGCACTATTAACATGATCTGTCATTGTTTGAGTAGCAGATACAATCCCTTCAGTTCCAGATTTCGCTGCTGTAAGAGCCGCTTGAATAGCCGCTACTGTATTATTTACTGTCTCAGAAGGATCTTCTGGTGGGGTTAATATTAGATCTAATTTTTCCGCTCTCAAAGCGTCAAAAGCTTCTGAAATAGCCTTACCCGCTGCTGTAAAATCTTCTGATATTGTAAGTATGTTGTCCCTAAGCTCCTCAGGTAACATATTTAACATATCATCGGATAGTTTTGCTATTGCAGCGCTAAGATCATCGCTTGTTCCAGTAATTTTAGTCAAAAAGAAGGCAAGAATAGTAAGAGCGCCAAGACCTTTTTTTATCGCTGATGTTAAGAAGTTTTTAGATACTGCAACAGCAAATAAACCTTTCGCCGCTATCGCAGCATTGCGACCAATATCAAAAAGAAAACTACTTAATTTTAAAGCGGCAAATCCAGTAGCAAACGTCAATACAAGCTTTAAATTTTGTTGAACAAAATCAAGACCCTGCGCCACCAAATCAATAGCTTTTTGAACAGGCTGCCCAAAAGCATTGTTTAATAAATGGAAAACAGTCGCAACGGTTGCCGCTATTGATGTTAAAACATCTACTATCGGAGACATGACAGATCTGAGAAAAGTTATTGCGTCTGCTAAGCCGCTAAAAGCGCTTCCTAACGCGCCCCCTATAGTTGCTGCGAGCGAACCGCTTTCCTTAATAATATCAGTTATTACATTTAGAAATTCCTTGAAGCCTTCGTTTAATCCGCTTTCTGCCATAGCTCCTTTGAAATTAAACATAGCATCTTGAAACATTGACAGAGCGCCGCCAGTAGTCTTAGCGAACTCTGCCATAGCTCCATCCGCTCGACCGCCAGTTCCAAAATTCTCAATAAGCTTCTTAGCAGTTTCAGCACCACTATAAGACACACCTTGCTCAAA